CAGCACTCTATGAATGGCTTCATGGTAATACCAGTGGAAATTTCTTGACTGCTATCATTAATTCCGTCTCTAATATAATGATTATTTTCTTTTGTGTAGTTTCACTATACATGTTAGACAATAAGATGGATATTTTTGTAAATAGTTTAAAGAAGGTTCCGTTGGATAAATTATGGTATTCCATACGCATTATCACTTATGGTGATGATAATGGAATAACTGTAAAGAAATCTGTCGTACCTTTTATCACTTTTCACACTTTATCATGGGCAATTAATCGTTACTTTGGATTGAACTACACTGATGAAAATAAAGGCGATGCATCCCTGATTCCGGATTATCGGAATCTAGAGGATTGTAGTTTCATATCTAGGGGATTTGTTAAAGACAGTCCATTTGGTAAGCCACGAATTTTGAGTCCGTTGAAGATGCGTTCGATATTGGAACGCCCGCAATGGGATAAGAATGGACGTGATATTACCATAACCGTATCTAAGTGCGAAGAGAGTGCAAAAGACATGGCGCAACATGGTAGGTTGTTATTTGAACCTTATGTTGCAAAATTGAGTGAGGCTTTATACCGCCGTACCGGCAGATACATGAAGTTTACTTCGTACGAAGCAGCACTCAGAGCCGTCATGAGTCAGAAAACTCCTGAATATTACAGGATGTGGGATGATGAAGATGACGAAGAATTTAAAATGAATGGTCAAACATTCCTGGTTTCTATTTTACCTCGTAATGAGGGTTTAACCGAACCAGAAGCGGTCGATATGACCCCAATCATCAAGCCTAGCTCGGTTGATGAGGGTTCAGGAGAGAGTCCTGAAAATTTGGCTAACAAAGCAAATAAACTATGGGTACAAGAGAGTATGCCGAAGGTTTGCTCCCCCCTTGAAGTGGGAGACGCTCCGAGCAACGGTGAGAGGAAATCCGTTGCACAAAGTGATAACGTGGAAAATAGGATCGATGGTGGTTCTAATCAAAACGATATCGAAAGAGATACTGTTGTATGTGACAACAGTAAGACGACTTGTTGGACTGAAGCAGCCACAATTAGGCGATCTAGCTTGAGTGAACGTAGAATGGTTACTCATAATGAAATTCGTAG